TTTTAATGGTGGATCTAGTACTAACGCGCCTATAATGGGAGTTTCATACTATAGACCAGGTGAATGGTGGATTGGTCCTAATTCACTAGGATGTACAACAATACAAAACGATAGTTTAAAAATAAGACAAAAAGTGGGATTATGATAAGAATTAGATTTAAAAAACTAGATGATGAAATGCATTTTTGGGCAGGAATGCTCATTTGGATTTTTATGTTTATTTTAGCTAATTTTGTTTTTGAGCAGTGGCTATCTGCAATCGTAGCTCTGATTGCCGCTGCAAGTACAGGTGTAGTAAAAGAGGTATACGATGATAAGATAAAGAAAACCGTGTTTGATTGGAGAGATTTTAAGTGGACTGTAATAGGAGCTTCCATCCCTGCTTTTATATTTATTGTAGCAGACATCATATACTACTATTCAAAACCGTGATAACAAAAGAAAATATAGTGCAGGAGCTTATGACAGACGAGCTCATAACTCAGTCATATGTGTATTCAAACAAAAGCCAAAAGTACTGGAAGATAACAAGACCCATCACAGTAAAGCTCAGTAGCGGTAAAGTGATAAACATACCTAAAGGTTTTCTCTACGATATGTCAACGGTTCCAAAGTGGCTGTGGTCGTTCGTAAGACCGTTCAATGATGGTTTATTTGGTTATTTGATACATGATAGATTATATGTTATAAGAGATCATAATATGACAAGAAAAGAGTGTGATAAAGAAATGTTATTTTGGACTAACATTACAAACGATAATAAATTCGACAATAAATTAAGATATACAATAGTAAGACTATTAGGATGGTTATGGTGGTATAAAATAATTTAAAACACAAACATATGGCAAGTTTAATTGATCAAGTAAGAGTAAAAGCAGGACGCTTAATCAGAGTGTGGAACACACTTAAAAAGAAAAATGAAAACAAGGGCTATGTATCAGTATGGGTAGAAGATGCTGATGGTACAAATGAACGTTGCTTATTATTTACAGAAAAAGAAATCCAACGTGCTGAGCTTAGAGCATCTAAGAACATAGAAGATCTAACTGATAAGGGCTTCTTTACAGATTTGGTTGATTAGTATATCTTATATATATTTATATCAAACAAATTAAATAAATATGTTAGTTACAATTTTAATTAGTGTTGCTTTAGTTTTAGTAATTTTTGCAATCGCCAACAAAAAAGTAAAAGTAGAAGAGCCTACTATCCCTACTATTGTAGAAGAACCATTGGGTTATGAAACAAGCTCACTTGCTGCTGTAGAAGAAACTGTTAATCTTCCTGTAGCTGAAGTGATTGAAGAACCTAAGCCTGCTAAAAAGCCAAAAGCAAAAATGTCTGCTAAACCTAAAGCACCTAAAAAGAAGAAAGATGCTTAAGATAGTTGAAATAGCTAAAGCATGGATTGCTGCAGCTAACCCAACTCCTGAACAAAAAGAAATAGCAGAATATCGCATATCAATATGCAATGAATGCCCACACAAAACATATGTAAAAGCACTTAATACTTTTACTTGTGGATTATGCGGATGCCCATTACAGAAAAAAATATTTTCACCTAATCCTGGTCAAAAAGCTTGCCCTGACAAGCGCTGGGAAAAATAAATAAACAATAAAATCTATGTCAGACGTTAAAAAATTAACAACAGAAGAGTTACAACAAATTAAAGACATGCAAGCTCAATACAATAAATTTGTATTTGAACTTGGCAGCATTGAAGCACAAATCCAAAACATCATTGCTGCTAAAACCACAGCTGAAACTGAAAAAGATAACATTTTAGGCGATATTAAGAAATTAGGAGAACGCGAAAAAGAACTTGTAACTACATTGCAAGAAAAATACGGACAAGGAAGTATCAATATCGAAACAGGAGAAATAACAGCAGCATAATTGCAATAGTTTCTGCGTTTTGTATGGTTTTGTAAATATTTATCGTTAGGTAATTCCCTAGCATTAAATTAAAATAACCATAAAAAATGAGTGAAATTATTCTTTCTCCCGGTGTATTTCAGATAGAATCTGATCAAAGTCTATATACACAAGCGCCTCCTGCTCTTGGAGCGGCTATTGTAGGACCTACAGTAGGTGGTCGTCCAATGGTACCTACCTATGTTACAACCTACAATCAATATTTATCTATATTTGGTGATGTATTCAAAAGTGGTAGTTACTACTATGAATATTTTACATCAATAGCTGCTAGAGAGTATTTTAATAATGGTGGTAAATCATTACTTGTAACTAGAATTATTAGTGGAAGTGCATATAGTACTTATGCTACTTCTAATGTAGCCGCTGTTAATACTTTAACCAACGGAACAGCAGCTACTGCTAGTTTGAATTTAACTAATGCATCTTCTACTCAACATTCTGCTTCTATTAACGGCACTATAGTTAGTTTATCTGGTTCTAGTACACAAGATGTGTTTAATAATGCTAGTGCTTCTATCAATGCCCTCGGAACAGTAACAGCCTCATTTAGCTCTCCTAACTTAATATTAACTGCCATTCCAAAAGGAACTATAGGCAACACATACTATTATACTTCAGGAAGTACAACAGTAGCTTTTGTTGGTGGTGCTGATGTAAATTCATTTCAACTAGAAACATTAGCTTGGGGTGATCAGATGAACAATGCTGCTACTGCAGCATCTATTATTTCTGGTTCTGTTGTTAACGGTGCTTTACCTAGTGGATCACAATACAACGTTCGTTGGGAAGTAACAAATGTTAATACTGGTAGTAGCGGTGGTACATTTACTATTATAGTACGCCGTGGTGATGATGATAATTCACAAAAGAATATTTTGGAAACATGGGCTAATGTAAGTTTAGATCCTCAACTTCCTAACTATATTTCTCGTGTAATTGGTGATTTAAAACCAAGATACAACGTAACAACAGATCAAGTTGAATTTGATGGATCATACGCAAATGCTTCTAGATATATTCGCGTTGCTTCAGTAAATACACCAAACGTAGATTCAATTGATAATAATGGTAATTATAAAGCTACTCAATACAGTGGAAGCTTACCATTAGCAGGTAGTGGCTCAGCTCATGGTGGGTTTAGTGGTGGTGTAGTTGATACTACAGCTGCTAAATTAATGAATGAAAATATTACATTAAGTAATATTCAAGGTTTCTCTCCATCAGATTATGTTGAAGCTTTCCAATTATTATCAAATAAAGATGAATATCAATTCAATATGTTGTTAGTTCCTGGTCTTGGATTAGATACATCTGTTGCTGACGATATAATTTCTACTTGTGAAAGTCGTGGTGATTCTATTGCTATTTTAGATGCTGGAAAATATGATACTAGTATAGTAGCCTCTACTCAAAATGCTGCTGGTCAATCAAGCAACTATGGTGCTACTTATTATCCTTGGGTTCAATTATATAGTAATAACTTAGGTAAAACAGTATGGTGTCCTCCTTCCACAGTAATAGGTGGTGTATTAGCATTCAACGACCAAGTAGGTGCTGAATGGTTTGCTCCTGCCGGTTTAAATAGAGGTGGTATTCCTTCAGTAGTACGTGCAGCTAAAAGATTATCTCAAACAGATCGCGATACATTATACACAGCCAATGTTAACCCATTAGCTACATTCCCTGGAACTGGAGTATGTGTATGGGGACAGAAAACATTACAACGCAAACCAACAGCTCTTGATCGTGTAAACGTTCGTCGTTTGTTGATTGCATTGAAAGATTTCATCGGTGGTGTTGCTCGTGGATTAGTATTTGAACAAAACACCGCTGTAACTCGTAATCGCTTCTTATCTCAAGTTAATCCTTATCTTGAATCAGTAGTACAACGTCAAGGTTTATATGCTTACAAAGTTGTAATGGATGAAACAAATAACACAGCAGATGTAATCGACAGAAACCAATTAGTAGGCCAAATATACATCCAGCCAACTAAAACAGCTGAATACATTATCTTGAACTTTAACTTAACTCCAACTGGCGCTGAATTCCCTGCATAAGGGATTCAGCCCATTAATATTTATTAATAGTAATAAAATATAACATAAAATGGCCGTATTAAATCCGAATGAAATCATGTTTACAGCGTTTGAACCCAAAGTGTCCAACCGCTTTATCATGTATATTGATGGTATTCCTGCATATTTAATTAAGAAAGCTTCTGCTCCTGGATTTGAAGCTAACGAAATCATATTAGACCATATTAATGTTTACCGTAAAGTAAAAGGTAAAATTAGATGGAATGATATGACATTAGAATTATACGATCCAATCACACCTTCTGGTGCACAAGCAGTAATGGAGTGGGCTCGTTTAGCACACGAATCAGTAACTGGCCGTGATGGTTACTCTGATTTCTACAAGAAAGACGTTACATTAAACATTTTAGGTCCTGTAGGTGATATTGTAGGTGAATGGATTATCAAAGGTGCGTTTGTTAAAACAGCTACATTTGGTGAATATGATTGGTCTCAAGGCGAAACAGCAGTTAACTTAAGTGTTACTCTCGCTATGGATTATTGTGTATTGAACTTCTAATTTACTATCCATATTTTTAAAGAGATGTCTACCTTTGGTAGACATCTTTATTTTGCATATATTTATATACGCAACAAAAATAAAATACGTTTATGGCAGAATTAAAAATTCCTACAGAAGAAGTTTCATTACCATCAAAAGGCTTACTGTATCCAAAAGAATCACCTCTATCATCAGGTAAGATTGAAATGAAGTATATGACAGCGCGTGAAGAAGACGTTCTCACAAACACCAACTTCATTAAAAATGGTACTGTAATTGATAAACTATTGCAATCATTAATTGTTACTTCAATCAATTATGATGATTTATTAATTGGTGATAAAAATGCAATATTAATCGCAGCACGTATATTAGGATATGGTCAAGAATATTCATTTAAATATACTAATGAACGTGGACAAGAAATAGAGGCAACTGTTGATCTATCTACATTAAAAGAAAAAGAATTAGACGCCACATTAGTAAAGAGCGGTGTAAATGAATTTACATTTAGCTTACCTAAATCAGGTAATGTAATAACATTTAAATTACTCACTCACGGCGACGAAAAGAAAATCGAAGCTGAA